TCTCCCTAGCATGTTAATACTATATCTAAATTCAGTGTAGTTTGATATTAAATCTTTTTGGTAATCAAAAGGTTCAAATTTAATGCCACCTTTTGTAGGGTGCTGGATCTTTACAAAGTTTTCCATGAAGTACAAGGCACCATCAACGGGGTCACAACACAGTTGAAACTCTCTGAGCATGTCTTGATCGTATTGTATCTTTTGGTATGCTGGTTTAACCAGCTCGGTATTTACTGTTCCCTTAGGCATAGTAAGTATTTATGTGAGTTTTGGGGTATTGTTTACTAGGAACGGCTGTTTTTAAGGTAATCTCTAAGTTTATCTTTAATAACGCTAGTTAATACTGCTTTATCAGTGGACATATTCGGATTAACGTCTGTTTGTGGGAAGTCCATAGTTGGTTGACTACCGTCATCACTATTATCAACGTCTGCAATAACTTCTGCTTCTGGTTCGCTGTGGTCTGTGTCAGGATTCATGTCTTTTGGAAGTGTTAGTCCTGCAAGTTTTAATACTTTTGCTAGTTCTTGCATATCTTCAGCACTTGCTTCAATAGTTACAGAGCCTTTATCAGTATTTTTACTTGTTGAAAATGATACCGAACCGTCAACTACTGTTTCTTCTGGTTCTACTTCAAGTTCTGGTTCTATTTCACATGGTGCTTCGTCTGTTTCTGGTTCTATTTGTATTGCTACTGCTTTTTCTGGTTCTTCTTCTAGGCCATTAACTGGTTCGCAAGTACATTCGCCTTTAGGACAACTACAATCAGTTCTTCCGCATTGTCCGCACGGCTCATTTTCTTCTTCTGCAAAAAGTTCCATTAATTTTTTGTTTAGGTCGTGGTCATTTATCATTTTAGTTTCTTCTTGAGCTTTGTGATATAACGTCTGCCGCCTTAGGCTCAGTTGCGTGTCCGCCATGTGCTGTTCCTGTTATTGTATCGTACATAGACTTTAGGTTATCGCCCATTAGTTCGTCTTTTGTTGGGTAGTTCTTAAAGTAATCAGCACCCTTTTCTGCTTTAATTCTTTCTAACTCTGCTAAGAACTTAGTGTTATACTCTTCACCAAATACTGCTAAGTCCATATCTTCGTTCTGTGCAGTATAATGCTCTTGTTCTTCAGTTGAATCTACTTCTTCTAATTGTGCTTCTGGTGTTTCAACACTTCTGTCTTGGTCATCTGCAAATCTCTTTTCGGACATTTCGCTTTCAACACGTCTAGGATCGTCAACTCCGTAACATAATACATGGTCATGATCCAATCCCATGTTAACTGCAACTAATACTTCTAGTATTCTTTGGTTGACTGGGTATTTAAGTACAACATCTGTACTACAAACTTCAGATGTAATATTTACACCTTTCAATCTTTGAAATTCCATTGGATTTTCTTGGATTGGCATTCTTTTCCAAGGAGTAGCACTAACTAAGTTATACTTTGCAAGGACGCCTTCTAGTTTAGATAGGTCATCTGAGCTACAGTCTCTCGCTAACTTAATTCTATAGCCATACTCTTTGCTAAAAGATTCGTTAATTAGTTCTTTTAAGTTTTTCATTTATTATAAACTCCTGTTACACTTATTTATCATATTTATCAATTTTTTATAAATATAAGCATGACTACCAGCGAGTGACTATTCCGGATCTGTAGCGTCATCTACTTTAGTATTAATTATTTTCAACAATTCGTTACGATCCATTATAGCAGTTGACGGAGATCCGTCATCGTAGTTGCCAGCATTACTATCAAGTCTTGCTTTCTTAATCATCATATCAATTTGTTTTAGTTTTGAATTAATTTTGCTGTCTTTTGCTTCTAAGGCAGTCTTCAACATTTTTGCGGCACTATCAAATATACTGCCTGCTTCTCTATCTCCAACATTCATACCTAAATTCATTAACTGCTGATAACTGTCAACTGCTTGTTGAGCAATGCCATCCATTTCGTTATCATGCTCCTCAAGACCCTTTACATTTTGTAAAGCGTTATCAATTTTTTCTGCTGTAGTTAATGCTGTTTGAATATCTTCCACATCAATAGTTTCAAATTCTGTTATTTGCTGATCATTTATCTCTTTTTGAGGCTCAGACTCTGGTATAGCTTTATAATTGTCGTCTATGGGTGGTAAGTTGAATTCTTCTTCTAGTTTCTTTGTCATAACACTATTTATACTAAGTATTAGCATGATAGGAATAATTTCAGGCTATAGGACAGGATCTAGTACATTGATTAAAGAGTTCAGTGAAACTTTGGGTATGACTTACGAACATCAATTTACTGGAGAGTTAGACTTTAGTAATAATTCGTTCAGTTACCCAGAGCCTAGAAATCAGATATATAAAATAATGCCAACTAATAAAAATCTTCGTGGAGAGAGTAGAGAGTTATTTTATAAACACTGGCTAGACGATAGTTCTAACTTATTTTACACCGTAAGACATGATATTACTGCTCAGATAAAAAGTTGGGCATTAGCTAATATAACTCATAGCTTTCATCCAGAGCCTTTCAACCATTACCTTTCAACTATATCTTTAAAGATCGATAGATATAATTATTGTAACGATACCAAATTTGAGACTATTCAAGAATGTCAATCTCACATAGACGACACATTTACTGAATCATTATTACTTCGTTATAGGAATGAAATTATAAGCACCATGCAGAATCAATACGAAATATATCGAAAGTATAAGGGCACAGTTTGTTGGTTAGAAACTAGAGCAAAAACTAATAATAAGAAATATCCAATAGTTTTTTCGTTGCCGGATGAGTTCGACTCATGGCATTGTGGTTCTGTTGGTAAACAACATTTTAAACAGTAAATTTACTTTCTACGTAGGCGTTTAGGCTTTGTTCTTTTCTTAGGATTGTTTCTAAATATCTGATCTTCTGTTATTACTTTAAATCGTATACCTTTTGCTTCTGACCATTGTTGAGCGGCTGTCCATTTAGCGGCATTTACTACAGTTGCTATTTTATCGCCTTTGCCCCTGGCTTCCTCAATTACTGTTTGACTTTTAGGTTTAATCTCAATAAGTTCTATTAATGTTTTGCCGTTCTTGTCTTGATACTGTACCATAAAGTCGGGTACATAGTTTGTTATTTTTCCTGTTAAAGGATGTCTGTAAGGAATTTTTACGTTCTCACTTGCCCACTTTAATATGTTAGGGTGGCTATCACAAAATCTCATAAAAGCAGTTTCCCAACTACTTCGTGCAAAAGGCTTTTTAGGTCCTATATATTTTTCTGGATTCTGCGGCGTGTATAGCCCTTGCGAATAATGAGATGCCATTGTTAAGGCCTGATTACATTTGCTATTTTGCTCTGTCTATTTGTTTTAGAAACTGTTAAACCAATAAGGTTACCTTTTGGTCTAATTTTATTAATAGCCTTGTATGTGTTTTCTGCTAACTTAATGGAGGTTTCGTTTATTTCAAAATACTCCATTGGGTGTACCCCTTGCTGTTTAGCAATTTGTATTAGTGCAACTGCAAGTGTTTTGCCTGTTGCTTCGTTAAAGCCAATGCTAGTAAGCCTACTATATATTAAGTCAATCTCATCACCATTCATTCCAGCGTTTGGTTCACCTAACATAGTTGTTAAAATCTCAACACTTGCTTCTGGTATTGGAAACGCTATAGTAGAGTTTTCTAAAAACTTAACAAGTTTATCTTTACGAACTTCGTAACTTATTTCGTTACCAAATGTTTCATATAAACTAGTAGACATGTCTAATCACCCGTATGCCGGATATGCCTGCGTGGGCCACCCTGTGGAACTGTTTTGTCTTCTGTCTTTACTTCATCTGCTTCAGCAAACGAATCTAAAAAGGTTGCTTGTTCTCTTCTAGATACACCATTTAAAAATTCAGCGTTTCTATCTCGTAATTCTAGTGGGTATGTAGATTTATCTCCGGCCCAGTAACTTTGAGCTCTAGTTCCTGGAGTTCGGGCGTTTGAATCTCTCATCTGGCCCCATTCTTGTTTATTAAAATCTGAAAATCTGCCTAAATCGTCTTCACTAATAAATGCATTTACATCTGGATTTATTGTAAAGTTTTCATATGCAATATCTAAAGTAATTGTGCAGGCTGACGAATCTGCATAATCTATTCCGTCAATTTCAAATGAAGTTATCAAAGGATTAAATAGTGTGTGCATTATTGCACGTTGTCCGTGATATTGTACAATGTCTATACTTGTAATAAAATTACGTTGGTCTCCTGGTTGTAAATTTAAGCCTGCATCGTTACTGTTAAATGGTCTATTAAAACTTCCTGATGTATTGGCTATTGAGTCTGGAACAACATCATTTTTAATAATCTTTTTAGTTGCGGCTCCGATTGTTCCAGTTGGTTCATACATGTTTGTAGGGTTAGTGAATAAGTGTGCATACATTTTCATCAACATAGTAACCCATATACTATCAACTGTATCATATACTACAACTTGTATAGGTTTATAGTCTACAGATGCAATTGTTATACGTTTTCTATTATATTGATTTTGTACTGCTGTGGCAAACTCTGCACTTGGCATTGTGCTAGTTTTTACCATACTGCTTAATCTATTTTTGAAATCTGAATTATTTAAAAATCCTGCGCCTAAGTCTACAGCAGGGTTAAAACAAAAGTTAACATATCCGTTAAACTTTTGTCTTGGTGGAGTGTTTGATGGTTTGAACCTATCGGCATTTTGGGGATTCTTTAAATAATATCCTAGACCCGGATCTCCTCGCTCTTGGTGTTCAATGGGAGCACCGTTATAAAATTTTCCACTACTAGAATCTGTTGCATCTCTTGGGATTGTAGGAGCACCGTTGTATGCCTTACCACGCAGAGCGTCTATTACGAATCCAATCTTTTCTGGTAATGTAGGCATGATGTCCTCTTGTGAAATAATAAGTGAGGCTAGTTACTAACCTCACTATATTAAATGTTTTTAACCTGTTCTGCCGCCTGCTGTGTAAACAGGAACTGTATTAGGGTTAAGACCGGAAGTAACATCAGAAACTACTGTGCCGCTTTCTGGATCTTGATGTATTGCATTATCAAATCTGATTGTCATAGTAATTTGGACTGGTTCGTTCGTCGCATAGTCTGAATCACTGTAATCTGTTTGAGTAATAAAACATCCTTCTAATGCCCAACTTTCTGTTGCATCAGCTGTTTGCCCGTCTAATACTTCAATAAGCATATCAAACTTGTAGTCTGAACCAGCTATTGGTGCTGTTTGACTAAAGTGATTTAACTGCTTCATGTTTTGTTCGCCGACTGCCTTAGCTACTTGGTTTCTAATATCGTCTCTAATTACAATCGTCATTGGTTCCCAAGCATGTTTACCCTGAACATATACTTTTGAGTTGTAAGAATCAATCATTACTTCTTCATATGCTACTTTAGGTCTGGTTACGTTCTGCACGTTTTGAGTTATAGCCAGTGAGTCTCCACCGTTACCAAAACCTGCCGCAAACATGACCCTAAATCGAAACTTTAGTTTAGGCATTAAAATACCTGAACCGGAGTTACTTGTTGTAGGGACACCGAACTTGTCTACTGTTTTTGTATTAATTTGTGCCATTTGTTTATTCTCCTAAACCATATATCCTAAATATACATCAGGATTATTGTTAATACTTATTTATCATTTTCTTCCAAAAATTATTAAACAGTAGTTTAACACCCAAAAAGAAAGGGCAATTACGCCCTTTCTCTAGTATTACTTACTGTTTTACGCTGTTGAACCCAAAGTGTTCTGGATTCTAATCGGAATGTAAATAAACTCAACTGCTTTCATTGGCTGTACTGCAATGTCAATGTAAAGTTCGTTTCTGTCTATTCTAGCCGGTGTGTTGTTTGAGCTATCACATACTGTAATGTAATCAACTAAACCACGTTGTGTAACTAACTGATTTAACAGTCCATCAACAATATTTTTGGCTTTCATTCTAACAACTGCATCGTTTGGTTCAAACAATAAAGGTTTAACGATATCATCAAGTCTTTCTCTTATGTAAACCATAAGTCTCGAAACATTAACTCTATCTAATGCACTAGCAGTTGGGTTCAGAGTTTTCTGACCAAATACTGCAAGTCCTCTTCCTGGGAAAGAAGCTATAGGGTTAAGTTTGTTTTGATATAATGTATCTCTTTGTCCTTCATTAAGTGTTACACTTACATACTCGCCTGAAGTAGGATCTACATAACCAACGCTAGTTGCGTTACTTACTAATCCTCTTTGGAAGCCAGCTGGTGCAAACCAAGGATAAGAAACGTTATCGTTATATGCTATTGTTCTTAAAGCAACATGACTTGAAGGAACAACTACGTTAGTTCCGTCTAAGTTTGTTGTTAATGCACTAGGGTAGTAAACAGCCGCATAAGGTGAACTTGAAACAAGTCCGTCTTCGCCGTTTTCACTTGCCTTACCAACGTTAGTTGACCAGTTAGTAGTGCTAGTTGCATCTGCTTTAAGTCTGAAAGGAGTATCACCAATTACAAAGGCAGTATTTCTTCTGTCTGTGCTTAGTGTAATCATTTCGTCTAGCATTTCTGGATATCCAGGAGCGGCAATAACGTTAAACGCATTAATTTCAGATCTAATGTCATCATTAGCCGCAATAGCACCTTGCATTTTAGTTTTAACTAAATTGTGTACTGCTTTTCTTAAGCCTTGCATGTTACCGTCTGGTTTGTTACCTGAAGCATCTACCCAAACATTACCAATGTTTGTTGCGGCTGGTGTGTAATTAATTTTATATTCTTTTACGTTACCAGCTGATGCTCTTTTATTCCAGCCTAATATTCCGTTTGGATAAAGTGAATACAAAGGCGCATCTGCGTCTAATGATCCTGCACTTGACTGTCTAAAGTCAGCAAATACAACACCGTCTCCGGTTACTTGATCCGTTCCATCTACTGCTACCCAAGCTGTTCCTGACCATTTGTTCAGGGAAGGGAAGTTTTCAGTATCATCAGAATCTAACCATACATCACCTGCCACTAGTGCAGTTGAATCGCTTTGTACTGTTGGAGCAGTTGCTTTAGCTTGGAAGTCCTTAGTAAAGGTTACCCAAGTAGTGCCGTTATGCTCTAATAAGTCAATTGATGTGTTAGAAACTGTAGCGTTGTACCAATATGTACCTGTCGCTAATGTACCAGTTAATGAAGTCTTACTTGCTTGATAGCTTAGTGCCGAAAAGTTAGAGTATGTAATTCCAGCTGTAACAGCCTGTGTGCCAAATCCTACTGAACTTGGTCCAAAGTCTGCATGGTTGCTTTGTAATACAATGTCTCTACCAGTGCTTGAAGTTAATACTACTGTATTAGTAACAGATCCTGCACTTGCTACTACTTCGGAAATACTTGCCGCCGCCAATGCCGCGTTGATGTCAAAAATAGCATCATCGGCTGTTGAGGTTGCAGGTGTACCTGAAATAGTACCAGCTAATGTTACAACAACAGTTGTACCATTGTAAACGATATCAAAACTAGAGTTACCTGAAACGTCTAAGCTAGAAATAGCTGTTCCCGTTCCTGTAACAGTTGTAGTTCCGCTATGTCTTTTAAATTCAACTTCTGCTTCCGTTCCTGCATTGTTGTAAATACCAACAAGGCTACCAACAGCAACATTTGCCATACCAATAGTGGTATATGCTATGTCTGTGTTAGCGTATAATGGAGCACTTACTGTGCTGAAAGTTTTAGTTGAAGTACTGTAAGCCTTAACACTAAAACTTGCACCAGTATTTGGTGTAGAAGTTTGAATGAAAACATCGCCAGTTGAAAGAGCTGTAACTCCGTCACTTTGCTTTGTTGGTACAGTTGTGTGACTAGCAAATTGGAAGTCACTACTTGTAGTAGAGTCCCAACTTGAAGTACCAATTTGGTACCAGTCGTCACTGTATTTTTCGTAGTATTTTACGTCAGTAGCAGTTGCTCCAGCAGAAGTATTAGCTACAACGGCATAGTCGCCATTTAAACCAAATGACCTTTTAGGTCCTGCTGTTCCTGAATCTACGTTGGTTGAATCTACAACACTTACTGATTTCTTAGCCCATACAGTACCTGACCATTCTCTAAGTCCTAATAAAGAACTTGTAGTGTCAAGCCAATAAGTACCGTCTGCGATTGCGCCAGTTGGTGCTTTGCTTACTGCTTTAAGTTCGC